AAACAGAGGGATATAAAGAAAAAGAAAGACAGGAAGAAGTTAGAATTAGAATTCGTCCGGGTGATAGAGTTCTTGTTCCAACTGGTTTGATTCTGGACATTCCCGAAGGACATTCGGTGAGACTCCACACAAGGTCAAGTATTTCTTTAAAAAAGGGATTGATTATGCCCAATGGAGAAGGTATAATAGATTCTGATTACTACCACCAAACCTTCGTGATGCTTTATAATGTAAGTGCAGACGAAGTATTGATCGAGAACGGTGAGAGAATCGCACAGGGTGAGTTGGTAAAAACCTACTCATATAGTATTGAGGAAACAGTGGATGTACCAGAACAAAAGACCGACAGAGTTGGTGGTTTTGGCTCAACAGGAGTTAAATAATGAATCGAGAAGAACTATTGAAGCACCATGATTTTCTTTGCAGCACTGCGAAAGAAATTATGAAGAAGAAGAATCACGACTATGCAGGAAAAGAAGGCGGTCAACCTTTTGCAAACTTTGAAAGAACAGAAGCAATGGGAGTCTGTTCAACCGAACAGGGTTTTCTTGTAAGAGTAATTGATAAGGTTTCTCGTCTTTCTACATTTGTAGAAGCAGGTGAACTGAAAGTAGATAACGAATCATACGAAGATGCTATTCTTGATATAATCAATTACATGATTTTGCTGAGTGGGTTTTTAAAAGATAAGAATGAAAAATAAACCAAAACTAACAGTAGCAATGTGTTCATATGATGATTTCTATGGAACATATTTTTCTATTCAGTCAATTCAACTTTATCATTCAGAGGTGTTGGATGATATTGAGTTTCTTGTAATTGATAACAATCCAAGTGGTAAACATGGAAAAGAATTGAAAAGATTCATGAATGAGTCCGTACCAAATGGAAAATATATTCCGTTTGATGAATACACAGGATGTGGTGTAAGAACAAAACTTTTTGAATTTGCATCAGCACCTGCTGTTCTTTGTATGGATTGTCATGTTTTATTGTCATCGGGTGCATTGAAAAGATTAATTGAATATTATGATCAAAATCCAGAAACTGAAGATCTTCTTCACGGTCCATTGCTATGGGAACAACTTCAAAGTAAAACTGTTGTGAATGGTAAAGAGAGAAAAAACATCAGCACACATTTCGATATGAAATGGCGTGGTGGTATGTGGGGAAGATGGTCGAATCACGACTCACTTGGATATGATGTTAATGATCCTCCATTTGAAATCCCTGCACACGGAATGGGTTTGTTCTCTTCAAGAAAAGATTCTTGGCTAGGCTTTAATGAACATTTCAGAGAGTTTGGTGGAGAAGAATGTTACATTCACGAAAAGTATAGACAAAATGGCAGGAAAGTCTTATGTCTTCCTTTCTTGCAATGGATGCATAGATTTTATAGACCAGGAGGACCTCCATATCCAATAACCAATAATGCAAAGATTAGAAATTACTTTATAGGTCATATGGAACTTAAATTGCCTCTTGATGATATGATAAATCATTTTGTGGAACAAAAAACAATCACCCTATCAGAAGCCAAAAGTATGCTAAAAGAAACGATGAAAGATACTGGCTATCTTCCAAAGTTCAAAGACAAAGAACTTGCTAAAAAAATGAATCCATATCGTAATTGACAACCTGTCTTTTTGTGTTATAATATGTTAGGTGAATAAGATGAATTATGAAATAAAAGTAGGCGATTCTTTAGAGGTATTGCGAACAATGGACGAAGAATCAGTGCATTGTTGCGTTACATCGCCACCTTATTGGGCTTTAAGAAACTATGATCATGATGGACAATTAGGACAAGAGGCAAGCCCAGAAGATTATGTCGATAAACTTGTAGAGATTATGTCAGAGGTCAAAAGAGTCTTAAGAAGTGATGGTACATTGTGGTTGAATCTTGGAGACTCTTATGTCGGAAGTGGTTCAAAGGGTAAGTATAAAGATCCAAAGAACACAAAGGGTAGGAACGGACAAACTACTGCGAAGAATACCAAAGTCCAAGGACTCAAACCAAAGGATATGGTAGGCATTCCATGGCGTGTTGCATTTGCATTGCAAGCAGATGGTTGGTGGTTGCGTTCAGATATTATCTGGCATAAACCAAATGCAATGCCGATTCCTGTGAATGACAGACCAACATCTTGTCACGAACATATCTTTCTTTTGTCAAAGAGTAAGAACTATTATTATGACAAGGATGCGATTCTTGAACCATTGAAGAACCCAAATAGAAAAGATCCACCAGGCACTGCGGGATTCGGTGGCAACAAGCACACGAAAAACAAAGACAAGACTTTGAACAATGCATACAGTGGAACACTCTACGATGCAACGAAACTCAAAGGTAAAAATAAACGAGATGTCTGGTCGGTTTCGACGAATGGTTACAAAGGCGCGCACTTCGCAGTTTATCCACCGAAACTAATCGAACCTTGTGTTCTTGCAGGATGTCCTGATGGCGGAACAGTTCTTGATCCTTTCAGTGGTTCAGGAACTACAGGTGTTGTAGCACTCAACAATCAAAAGAAGTATATTGGTATTGAATTGAACCCAGAATATGCTACAATATCACATGAGAGAATTAAAGAACAAGTACCCAACACACTGGTGGAGCATCTAGGGTGAAAGAATACTATACAAACATAACGCAACGAGGTAAGTTTATTCTTTACCGTGGTGTTTCTGGGGATGGGACTCGATTTCAAAGACGAGAAGAGTTCTACCCTACAATGTATGTGCCTTCTAATAAGAAGACAGAATACAGAACACTCGACGGTTTGTTTGTTGAACCTGTTCAGCCAGGTAACATTCCAGACACGCGTGAATTCATAAACAAGTATCAGGACATCAAGGGTTTTGATATTTACGGAAACAACGATTTCGTTTATCAATTCATCGGTGACAATTACAAAGGTGAGATTGATTATGATTTTTCTAAGATTAAAGTTGCTACTATCGATATTGAATGCGAGTCAGAGCATGGCTTCCCGAAACCAGAAGATGCAAACGAAAGAATAAATGCAATCACCGTTGACTATAACGGTTGGATATATGTCTATGGTTTGGGTGAGTTTAATCTCGATGAAGAACCATATGACGGTAAATTGCGACAGTTTAAATTTGAAACTGAAGAAGAATTACTTGAGTCTTTCTTGTCTACATGGGAATTGGAATCTCCTGATGCAGTGACAGGGTGGAATGTTCGTTTCTTCGACATTCCTTATCTTGTAAATCGAATTGGTAATATTCTTGGCGAGTCGGATGCAAAGAGGTTGTCACCTTGGAAGTTTCTCAAGGAACGAACTATCCGAAAGATGAATCGTGAGAATCAAACTTATGAGATTGCAGGTGTGTCCACCCTCGACTATTACGAACTTTATCAGACATTCACCTATGTGAATCAGGAATCATATCGTCTTGATCACATTGCGTTCGTGGAACTTGGTGAGAAGAAGTTGTCATATGATGAGTATGACAGTATGGCAACATTCTATAAGAATGACTTTCAGAAGTTTATAGAATACAATGTCAAGGATGTTGAACTCATCAGCAAACTCGAAGACAAGATGAAGTTGATTGAACTTGCAGTGTCACTTGCATATTCTGCCAAAGTAAACTTCATGGATGTGTTCGGACAGGTGCGAACATGGGATTGTATCATCTATCATTATCTCATGGAACATGGTATTGTCATTCCACCAAAGAGAACGAGTAAGAAAGATGCTCAGTATGCTGGTGCTTATGTGAAGGATCCGATTGTCGGTATGCACGACTGGGTTGTGTCTTTCGACTTGAACAGTCTGTATCCTCACTTGATTATGCAGTACAATATCAGTCCAGAGACAATGATCGATCAAGACAAAGACATCTCTGTTTCCCCTGATACAATTCTGTCTGGTAAACTTCCATCTACGAATGGTTACTCTGTCGCCGCAAACGGAACCTGTTACACCAAAGAGCATCAAGGTTTTCTTCCTGCACTGATGGAGAAGTTGTACAAAGAACGTAAGATGTACAAGAAGAAGATGATTGACTGTCAGAAGAGACAGCAAGCAGGAGAGAATCTAGAGAACGAGATTGCAAAGTACAACAACTTTCAGTTGGTTCGCAAGATTCAATTAAACAGTGCTTACGGTGCGATTGGTAACGAGTGGTTTCGGTACTTCGATGTTGACATGGCGGAAGCAATTACTCTTTCGGGACAGTTGAGCATTCGATGGATTGCAGACAAACTCAATGAATTTCTAAATAAAACGGTTGGTACGGAGGATTACGATTATGTTGTCGCATCTGATACAGATAGTGTTTATCTTCGTCTTGGGAATCTTGTGGACAAAGTATGTGGGAGTCGCCCCAAATCGGAGGTGGTTGAATTCCTCAACAAAGCGTCGGAAGAAATAATTCTTCCCTTCATCAAGAAGCAGTATGATGAACTTGCATCTATGATGAACGCATACGAGAACAAGATGGTGATGGATCGTGAATGCATTGCGGACAAGGGAGTATGGACTGCGAAGAAGCGGTACATGATGCAGGTGTTTGACTCAGAGGGAATTCGTTACGATGAACCCAAGTTGAAGATCATGGGTATCGAGACTACTCGTAGTTCTACACCACAGGTTGTTCGGGATTCCCTGAAGCAATCGATTCGATTGATTCTCACAACAGACGAGAATACAGTTATAGAATTCATCGAAGACTTTCGTAAAAAGTTCAATTCGTTTGATCCAGAGGAGATTGCTTTTCCTCGCGGCGTAAATGGTATGGACAAATATCAGGACATGTCGATGATATACACAAAGTCAACACCGATTGCAGTGAAGGGTAGTTTGATTTATAATCATTACCTAGATGAACTGAAACTAAATAAGAAGTACAGAAAGATTATTGATGGAGATAAGATCAAGTTTCTACATCTTATAAAACCAAACCCGTTGGGTGGAGTTGCAGGACAGGATCAGGTTGTTGCTTTTCCAAACAGCCTTCCAAAAGAATTTGGATTGATTGAGTTTATAGATTATGATACTCAATTTGGAAAATCATTCCTTGAACCCATCAAGAATATATTAGAGAAGATAGGGTGGAATCATGAACATGTTTCTACTCTAGAGGAGTTTTTCGCATGAACAAAGGATTTTTAGAATATAAGACAGCAATTTTTATTCAAAGTGTCTTGAAAAGACAGTTATCAACTTATAGAGATAAACTACAAAGACAACAAATAGATAAGAATTGCACAAGTCAAATTTACGAAGAAACTTTAGACTATTGTAGTAGTTTAGAGGAATCTATAAAAGAAATGGAGAAGTTTAAAGTATGAGTGATTTTCTAAAAGATATAATTAAAAGTTCAGGTAACGAGTACGCAGGAATTGCTGCCGAAGGAATCGAAGGAAGTGATGTGACTGGGTTCATCGACACTGGTTCGCATGTGTTCAATGCTTTACTATCTGGTTCACTTTACGGTGGTATTCCAAACAACAAGATTATGGCACTCGCAGGTGAATCTGCCACTGGTAAGACATACTTTGCATTGGGTATGTGTAAGAAGTTCCTCGATGATAATCCTGATGGTGTTGTACTTTACTTTGACACAGAGCAGGCAATTACATCTGACATGATTTCCGAACGGGGAATGGACCCAGCAAGAGTTGCAATCTTTCCTGTCGCTACAGTCGAGACTTTCCGACACCAAGCAATCAGTATCGTTGACAAGTACATCGAAACAAAAGACACCAAACCTGTCTTTGTTGTTCTTGATTCACTTGGTATGCTTTCTACAGAGAAAGAAATGAACGATACCGCAGAAGGTAAGTCAACCCGCGACATGACACGCGCCCAAGTAATCAAGGCGACTTTCCGTGTGCTTACTCTCAAATTGGGTAAAGCAGGTATTCCGCTTATCATGACAAACCACACATATCAAGTTGTCGGTGCATACGTTCCGATGAAAGAGATGGGTGGTGGTTCTGGTTTGAAGTACGCCGCATCTACAATTGTCTATCTCTCAAAGAAGAAGGACAAGGACGGAACTGATATTATTGGTAACATCATTAAGTGTAAGTTGTTCAAGGGTAGGTTCACCAAAGAAAACAAGGAAGTTGAGGTCCAGTTGAATTATGATACCGGACTGAATCCTTATTATGGTCTTGTTCCGATTGCAGTGAAGTATGATATCTTTAAAAAGGTTTCAACTCGCATTGAATTACCTGATGGTAAGACTGCTTTTGAGAAGTCCATCAACAACGATCCAGAAAAATATTTTACTGCTGAAGTTATGGAAAGAATTGAAAAGGCAGTTGAAAAGGAATTCAAATACGGTACTATTAATGAGGAGGTAACTACAGATGAAGAAGATGTATGAATATGATGATTCGGTTGTTGTGGAGTCTAACACCACCGTACCTATTAAAATCATTGAAGGTAAATATAAAGGTGTTGTGTATCAATATGGTACTATAAAATTTCTAGAAGAAGATGACAATGTTCGTTGCAATTTCACATATAACATTATCGAAAATCCATCTGAACATAAAGAAGATCAAGAGTTTATTGATCAACTGGGTGAAATTTTGGTAGAAGTTATAAATGATGAGATTGAAGAAACAGACGAAGATTTCCTAAGAGAAATGGAAACAAGTGACAGTGAAGACAGTTGAACATGTAATTTTGGAAAACTTATTGTATAATGATGAGTACTCAAGAAGAGTCGTTCCCTTCCTGAAAGATGAATACTTTCACGACAGAACAGAAAAGATTCTTTATGGGACTATAAGTGATTTCATACTCAAGTACAACAACCTCCCAACAAAGGAGGCGGTTGTTATTGATATAGATAAGAACAAATCAATCAATGAGGATGAATATAAAACTGTAATTGAATTGATGGATAGTCTTGAGAAGAAAGATAATCTACCAGACTTTGACTGGTTAATCACGGAGACAGAAGAGTTTTGTAAAGATAAAGCGGTGTATAATGCGATTATGGAATCCATTCACATCATTGACGGGAAGTCACAAACAAAAACAGAGAATGCAATCCCAAGTATCCTGTCAGACGCTCTCGCAGTCTCATTCGACACCAACATTGGACATGACTATATCGAAGACTCAGACGAACGATTCGACTTCTACCACAAAGTTGAAAAGAGAGTCCCATTCGACCTAGATTTTTTCAACACAATTACAAATGGTGGTACACCACAGAAGACATTGAACATTGTAATGGCAGGTACAGGTGTTGGTAAGTCATTGTTCATGTGTCACCATGCTGCAAACTGTCTTTCACAAAATCTGAATGTTCTTTATATTACATGTGAGATGGCAGAGGAAAGAATTGCAGAACGTATTGATGCAAACCTCATGGATATCACAATGGATAATCTGAAAGACTTACCAAAGCAGATGTATGATAGTAAACTAAATACAAAAACATCAGGCATTACTGGTAAACTTATTATCAAAGAATATCCAACTGCTACTGCAAATTCAAATCACTTTCGTATTCTTTTGGATGAATTGAATATTAAGAAAAAGTTTAAGCCTGATATTATCTTTATTGATTACTTAAATATCTGTGCGTCTGCAAGGATTAAGCAAGGAAGCAATGTGAATTCATATTCCTATATTAAGTCTATTGCAGAAGAACTTCGTGGTTTAGCAGTGCAGTATAATGTTCCTATCTGGTCCGCTACGCAAACAAACCGAACAGGATATTCCAGCACTGATGTTGGATTGGAAGACACATCCGAATCATTTGGACTCCCTGCAACTGCTGACTTCATGGTTGCATTGATCTCTACAGAAGAACTAGATGAGCAAAATCAAGTTCTTGTAAAGCAACTGAAGAATCGCTATAATGATACAGTTGCGAATCGTAAATTTATTCTTGGTATCAATCGTGCAAAGATGAAGTTATCTGATGTTAAGAAAGATGAGCAACAAGGTTTGGTAGAGTCTAACCAGACAGAGACAAGCACTCTTGGTTCTGGTTTTGATGGTGATAACTTCGACGATAAGTTCAAAACTATTAAGGAAAAGTTTACTAGTTGGAATATTTGATGAGTACTTTTATTGATAAAAAATTTATAAACATGATCTCTCCCCAGTTGGAAAAATTCAAGTGGAAGAAGAGTGATCTTGCTAATTGTAGGTGTCCAATCTGTGGAGACTCTTCAAAGAACAAAAACAAAGCAAGAGGATTCTTTTATCAAAAAGGTAATGATTTTTTCTATAAATGTCACAACTGTGGTGTTGGACTAAACCTATATAATTTCTTAAAGGATGTTTCACCTTCGTTGTGTAAAGAATATTCTCTTGAGAGATTTCGTAACGGTGAAAATGGTAAATCAAACTATAAGAAGCCAAAGGAAGAGGATTTGTTTAGATTTAAAAATTCAACACCAAAGTTTAAGAAGAAAGATAAACTCCTCGATGAGTTGACTTGTCTTACAGAATTACCAGAAGAACATGCTGCCGTTCAGTTTGCAAACATGAGAATGATCCCAAAACAACATTTCAAGTTGTTATATTATACAGATGATTTCACAACATTTGCAGGAAATTTAGACGAAGATAACACACTTTATGGTAAAGAGGAAAGGTTGGTTATTCCCTTCTTCAATAGTCATGGGGATGTAGTTGCATGTCAAGGTCGTGCATTGAACATGGCGGATGAAGTGAAAGCAAGAGAGACTGTTAAATATATTACCATCAAAGGTGACAAAAGTATTGACAGACTTTGGTACGGACTTTGGAGAGTAGATCCGAAGAGAAGAATTTATGTTGTAGAAGGTCCTATCGATTCTTTGTTCTTGCAGAATGCAACAGCAATGGTAGGTGCGGGTGCTTTGAAGGAAGTTCCACTTCGATTTGAAAAATCAAAGATGACATACATCCTTGACAACGAACCACGAAACCGACAGATATGTGCTTACATAGAAAAACTTATCGAGTTGGGTAGGGACGTTTGTATCTGGCCTGATAATGTATCTGAAAAAGATGTAAACGATATGGCATATAGAATGTCAACCCGTAAGATTCAGAAGATGATTGATGAAAATACTTTCAATGGATTAGAAGCAAAACTGAGATTTAGAGAGTGGAGAAAGATATGAGTAAGGTAGAAGTTTTAGATAATGGTCATGTTGAGTTAGTTGATCACATGGGTGATGATCTAACTGTTGTTAATTCTGCTAGGGTTTCATTCTCAAATCATAAAGAAGAGTTTGAAGACAAGGATGAAAAACTCATCCGATATCTCGCAAAGCACAATCACTGGACACCATTCGCTCACCCGCAAATTACTTTGCGAATCAAAGCACCCATCTCCATTCGCACACAGTTCTTTAAACACAAACAAGGATTTGTGGAGAACGAAGTTAGTAGAAGATATGTTGATGATTCTCCAGAGTTTTATCATCCAGAATGGAGAAGAAAACCAACCAACAACGCGAAACAAGGAAGCGATGGACTTCTAGAATGTTCGGGTGGTGGTGATACTTCAGGAGGATTCGCAACACATCCCCTTTACCGCAAGTATGAGAGTCTTATAAAACAAGCAGAAAATGTATATGAAGATCTGATCTCTTCAAATGTTGCACCAGAGCAAGCACGGTTCGCTCTACCCCAAGGAATGTACACAGAATGGTATTGGACTGGTTCACTTGCTGCATATGGAAGGTTCTATAAACAACGAATCGACGAACATGCTCAATGGGAGATTCGTCAATATGCAGAAGCCGTTGGAAAAATCATTCAACCATTGTTCCCAGTGTCTTGGGACGAACTAACAAAATAGTATAAATAAAGCATACACCTATAAGATGAGGAGAGCGATAGATGTCATTACCAACACCCTTTCAGGATTTTATTCACCTAAGCAGATATTCTAGGTGGATTGATGAAAAAGGAAGACGAGAAACATGGGAAGAAACTGTTTCTCGTTACTTCGATTTTTTTGTAGAACACCTAGAAGAGAATCAAAACTACAAAGTATCTAAGAAAGAAAGAGAAGAACTGCAAAGTGCAATCATTGGTTTAAATGTTATGCCTTCGATGAGAGCGTTGATGACCGCAGGAGAAGCATTGAAGCGTGATCATGTTGCAGGATATAACTGTGCGTATGTAAGTGCAGGAAGAGTCCGTTCCTTTGATGAGATTCTTTACATTCTCATGTGTGGTACTGGTGTTGGTTTCAGTGTCGAAAGAGATTTCTTAGGAAAGTTGGCAACGATTGCTGAGGAGTTTGAAGACAGTGATACTACAATTGTTGTACAAGATAGTAAGTTGGGTTGGGCGAAAGCCTACAAAGAACTCACATCATTACTCATTAGTGGTCAAATTCCACAATGGGATGTATCGAAAGTCCGTCCTGCGGGGGAACGACTTAAAACTTTCGGTGGTAGAAGTTCGGGACCAGAACCACTGGATGATTTATTCAAATTTTCAGTGGATACCTATAAGAAGGCTTCTGGACGCAAACTCACCTCTATCGAATGCCATGATATCATCTGTAAGATTGCGGAAGTTGTCGTTGTCGGGGGAGTACGAAGAAGTGCCCTCATCTCGTTATCGTCTCTTACGGATGAACGAATGCGGGAAGCAAAGACTGGTCAGTGGTGGCACGAAAACCCACAACGAGCATTGTCAAACAACTCAGTAGCATATAAAGAAAAACCAGAGATCGGTACATTCATGGACGAGTGGGTTT